GATTCTGCGGAGCCTAAATCTGTGAATGACTTCCGGGATGCCGGACTTCCTGCCAGAGGAGCAATCAAAGGGCCGGGAAGTATAGAGTATGGTTTTAAATTCTTGCAGACAAAGACGCTTGTCATTGATCCGAAGCGAACACCGAATGCATACAAGGAAATCACAGAATATGAGTACGATCGAGACAAAGAGGGGAATGTAATAAGCGGTTATCCTGACGGAAACGATCATGCAATCTCGGCGCTTAGGTATGCTTATGAGCCGTTATTTAACAGGAGAGGTTACAGCGCATAATGGGACTTATAACAACATTGAAAAGGTGGTTTAACATGATTTTCAAAAAACAAGCCGAAGAGGATTTTAATATCCAGGCAGCAGAATTCCCAGAGATGGAATCACTAATTAACCGGTGTGCGAACATCTACAGAGGTGCGCCGGAATGGATGGATGATAAGAATAATATCAAGACGATTAATTTTGCGAAATCTGTCTGCTCAGAAACAGCCCGGCTCGCAACATTGGCGATTGGCATTCAGATTGACGGTTCCGCAAGGGCTACGTGGTTGCAGGAGCAGATTGATAAAGTATATTTTCAAATCCGGCACTGGGTAGAGTACGGCTGTGCATACGGAACGGTATTCATCAAGCCAAACGGTGAGAGCCTTGACATATTTACTCCGGCAGATGTGATGATTGTGGATTATGACAATCAGGAAATAAAGGGGATTATATTCAAGGATTCTTATACAGTTGGACGGAAATACTACACAAGGCTTGAATATCATAGATTTGTTGAAACTACCGTGGACGGTGTGACGACTTATCCGTACTATGTATCAAATAGAGCCTATGTATCAAAGTCTCCTCAGTCAATCGGCGACAGAATCGACCTTAAACAGACCAAATGGGCTGACCTTATGGCAGATACGCCGCCAATTCTCAAAGCGAACGGTGAGAAACTGGACGGACCATTGTACGGAGTACTGCGGACACCACAGGCAAACAATGTGGACATTAGCACCCCACTTGGGCTTCCGATATTTGCAGAAGCTATCGAAGAACTGAAGGACCTTGATATTGCATATAGCCGTAATGCCGGAGAGATATTCGATTCTCAGAAGATTGTTCTGGCAGATGATAGACTGCTGATGCCAAGCGGCGCACCTGTATCAGCCATGTCACCACAGGGCATGGAAAATAGGCGAAACGAGATGAGATTACCGCACTTTGTCAAGAATGTATTCGGACAGGACGAAAAAGAGTTCTATCAGGAAATCAATCCAGTTCTTAACACAGATACCCGTATAAGCGGCATAAACGCCCTTTTGAGCCAGTTAGGATATAAGATTGGATTCTCCAATGGATATTTCGTATTTAATGAATCTAGCGGTATTCAGACGGCTACAGGCGTAGAAGCGGAACAGCAGAGGACAGTACAGTTCATAAAAGACGTTCGAGACAAACTGGAATCCTGTCTGGATGAAGTAATCTACGCACTGAACGTTTACGCCGACCTGTACGGACTTGCCCCCGTTGGACCTTATGAAGTCAATTATGATTTCGGAGACATTCTCTACGTCAGAGAAAACGACCGTGCAAGATGGTGGCAGTATGTAACTACTGGCAAGGTTCCGGCATGGTTATATTTTGTGAAATTTGAGGGAATGACCGAGGAAGAAGCGAAAGCAATGGTTAAAGAAGCTCAGCCAGACGAACCGAAACTGTTTGGAGATGAGTAGTTATGTTAAGTCCAGAATATTTACGCCGGATAACAGAGGGTAGCGAGCAAATTGCCGAAGAATTGCACCAGTACATCATCTCTGAGATCGTGTCGAGAATGATGGCAAGAATTGGCAGGGGTGAGGATTATATTCTGACCAACGCTGATGCATGGAGAATCAGAACACTACAGGAATCCGGTGAACTGCTAGAGGACATTCTGGCGGAACTATCCAAATACACTAAACGTGAACAGCAGGAACTTCTTGAAGCGTTTGAAGATGCCGGAATCACTGCATTGGAGTATGATGATAAGGTATACAAGGCGGCAGGATTAAGCCCTGTACCGCTCGAACAGTCACCAACTATGATAAGACTCATGGAACGGAATATGCTTGCGACTATGGGCGAGTGGAAGAACTTCACAAGAACCACCGCAAGTGCCGCTCAGAGGCTCTATATTGAGCAATGCGACCTTGCATATAACCATGTGATGACTGGGGCAGTTGGGTATACGCAAGCCATCAAAGAGGCAGTTAATAACGTTGTGAGCGATGGTGTTACTGTCACATATCCATCTGGTAGAAAAGACACAATTGAAACAGCAGTTGCACGTTCTGTCAGAACTGGTGTGGCTCAAGCTACGGGAGATATATCCCTCAAGCGCATGGAAGAAATGGACTGGGATTTAGTTCTGGTCAGTGCACACATAGGAGCCAGAACGGGTGATGGCGGCGAGAATCCCGGAAACCATTCATGGTGGCAAGGAAAGATATACTCTCGTTCTGGTAAGAGTAAGAAATTTCCGCCGTTCTCATTGACCGGATATGGAACAGCAAGTGGACTGTCAGGGGTCAACTGTCGGCATAGCTTTGGAGCCAGTGATGGGGAATTTAATCCCTATGCGGAACTATCAGCACAGGATAAAGCCGACAAGGGAAAGCAGTATGAAAAGGAACAGCGGCAACGTACTTATGAGCAGAGGATCCGCAAGACGAAGCGTGAAGTCCTTGGACTGCAAGCAGGAGTTGACAATGCACCGAATGAAAAGGCGAAATTCGCGCTCCAGCAAGACCTTGACCGGAAGTCTTATCTTTTGCAGAAACAAAATGCTGCATACAAAGATTACTGCAAGCAGAACGGCCTGAGAGAACTGCAAGACCGGCTCATGATAGCGAAGTGGAACCGCCAGAACGCCGCAAAAGCCAGAGGAGCGGCAAAGAGATATAAGACAGCAAAGGGGATTGACTGATGGATAGATGGGAATATTACAATCCGAATCCTGCCGGGAATCGAGTCGGAGATTGTGCTGTCCGGGCAATATGTAAAGCAACCGGGTTCGACTGGGAAACGGTATTCGCTGGATTAATGATACAGGCGTGCGCTCTGTCAGATATGCCAAGTGCAAATTATGTCTGGGGAGCGTATCTCTATAAGCATGGATACAGGCGCAAACTGATTGAGCAGTCAGAACGATATATCTATACAGTCAATGATTTCTGCGCAGACCATCCAACAGGCACATATATCCTCTGCATAGATGGTCATGTGGTGACAGTACAGAACGGCAAATATTTTGATACATGGGATAGCGGTAATGAAGTCCCGGTATATTACTGGGAAAAGGAGTAGCTAAATGAGCATATCAGAATTTGTACAAATTTTCCTCTCTATCTGTGGAGGAGTATCCATTGTTGGAGGGGCGGCGGCTGTAATCTTTAAGTGGATTACCCCGGCGTTTCGGCTTAATAAGCGAGTAGAAACACTGGAAGAACATGACAAACGAGATTACGAGAGTCTTCAGAGGATTGCAGAGCGTGATTCATTGATTCTGGAAGTATTATCAACCATGCTGGACAGTCAGATCAGCGGGAATAATGTCGAGGAGTTAAAAAAAACAAAACAGAAGCTCACGGAGTATCTTGCACAGAATCAGCGTTAATTGCATTAATAAGGGGTATGCTCATGAAATTATCCAATGCGTCGTAAAACCCTTTGCTTCAGCTATGGGGATATAAGACGCGTCCATCGAATTTATGCAAGTAATTGAAGATGGACAAAATAGTAATTGTATTAACTAATAAACCATAGTATAATATAAATATGAACACAACATATAAATCAAACAACAATGTCGTCTATTCCTGTAAATACCATGTAGTATGGTGTCCAAAGTATAGACGAAAAGTATTAATTAATGGTGTGGACGTCCGGCTGAAGGAGCTGCTCACAGAGTATGCTGCAAATCTTTCTGTAGACATTCTGGAAATGGAGATCATGCCAGACCATGTTCATATGCTTTTGGAAGTAGATCCTCAGTTTGGCATCCACAAAGCTGTAAAGTCATTTAAAGGCTATACGTCCAGAATTTTAAGACAGGAATTTCCCTATCTTAAAACGAAAATGCCGACTCTCTGGACAAACAGCTATTTTGTATCAACGGTGGGCGGTGCCCCGCTGGAAGCAGTAAAACAGTATATTGAAAACCAGAAAACATCGCAGAGACAAAAGGATAAGATGGGATAATGCAAAAAGGAATTAAATTTAGGATCTACCCGAACAGAGAACAGAAAAACTTCATCCATCAGACCCTGGGATGCTGCCGGTTCATCTACAACCGGGGACTTGCCATGCGGAAGGAAGGCTATGAAAATGGGGAAAAGATCGGCTATTCCCAGACTTCCGCCATGCTGACTGAACTGAAAAAGCAAGAGGAGTTTGCCTTTCTGAAAGCAGCAGATTCCATTGCATTACAGCAGTCTTTGCGGGATCTCGACCGGGGATTTGTGAATTTCTTTGAGAAACGGGCTTCCTATCCAACCTTCAAAAGTAAACATAACCGGTTCCAGTCATACAGAACGGTAAATCAAAAAGATAATATTCGTATTGTGGGAAGATATATCAAACTTCCGAAACTTGGATTTGTTAAAATACGGCAGTCGATGGAAGTGGAAAAGATTAATCACGTGATCATTGAGCACACACCGGCTGGAAAATATTTTGCGGTTTTAAATGTTGATTTTGAACCGGAACCACGCTCAAATGCTGGCGGAACGATAGGGATTGATGTCGGGATCAAAGCGTTCTACTCCGACAGTAATGGAAATACGGTATCAAATCCCAGATATCTGGAACGCTCAATGCGAAAACTCATAAGAGAACAGCGCAGGCTTTCCCGAAAACAAAAAGATTCCCATAACCGCGAGAAGCAGAGGATCAGGGTGGCAAGAGTGTATGAGAAAGTAACCAATCAGCGGAATGATTTCCTGCAGAAACAGTCAACGATGCTGGTGCGTGAAAACCAAACCATCTGTATTGAAGATCTGAATGTTAAGGGGATGATCCGGAATCATAAACTGTCAAAATCGATAGCGAGTGTTTCCTGGGCAAAATTTTTTGAAATGCTGGAATATAAAGCTGGCTGGTATGGAAATGAAATTCACAGAGTACCAACGATGTATCCGAGCAGTCAGACCTGCAGCTGTTGTGGCTACAGAAATCCACGGATAAAAAATCTAGGCATTCGTATCTGGGAGTGTCCCAAATGCCATGCGGTTCATGACCGGGATACGAATGCAAGTATCAATATTCTGAAAAAAGGACTGCAGATGCAGTCTGCATAAAGATAAAAACTGTACCGTAGGGCATACGGGAACAGTATAAATATAGCTTGTGGACACTGTGTAAGACATTGCAGTACCGTAAGGTGTTTGCCAATGCAGTAGTGGGAGAAGCAAGAATCCCCCTGCTTTAGCTGTGGGGAGTGTCAACTGGGGTACTATATCGGTGCATCCATCCACATCTTCCGGGCAATAGTTCCCGTTGTTGGAATGTACGACATAGAATTTTTCTATATCATGCCCAACTATTGTGTATGGCCCAGTAAAAGTTTCCACTGGGATTTCTTGACCCGTTACCGGGTTTATTTTTGCTTCCTTACTAATCACATTATATTTCATTTGTCTTATCCTCCGCTCTTCTTCTCCCATTTTTTTAACAAAAATCTTCTTTTACAATCCTTTCAAGTAACTTTATCACATATTCTGGTGGAGTTCGTTTGCCACTCTCCCAATTTTCGATACTCCTTTTAGGAATACCGTATTTTTCAGAAAAAGCTTGCTGACTTAATCCAGAAAGCATTCTTAATTCTTTCACTTCCATATCGTCCCTCCTTTTTTTTATAAAAACGCGATATCTCACAATATCTTCAACTACTTCATAATATTTATCTCCTATGCGTTTCTTTTATTAATTCTTTCAAGTATTCATTAGTAATATCTTCATGCGGCATTTTTAAAAGCCTTTCAGGATCATATCCTAGTGCTACGCATTTGTTTCCGACATCATGTACAGTAGGATTTTTTAAAAATGACGTGATATCTTTTTTATCAATCAACTCTTCCTTTGCCCATTTTTCTGCCTCTTCAATAATTATACGAGCTTTCGATTTCATTTTTTGCGGATCCTCTCCACTAATTTGATCTCTGATATCAATATAGAGATTGTACCAGTCTCCGTCCTCTGGCACTGCTGTTGTAATGATGCAATGATTGTTGATTAATAGAGCATATTTAGCATCTCCGTCGATAAAGTACCTGACCACATTGTTGCGAATATCGTTATTTGGGTTGATCGGAAGATAGGTGTATTCTATTCCTTTTTCTGTAAGAGCGTCTTCAAACTGAAATTCCAGTTCGATATACTGGTGCATTACTTCTACGCCATAATGAGTAAATTTCTTCATTTTTTCTTTCTCCTTTTACTTTTTTATGCTGCAATATACTCTCCGCTAAGGTTATCTACATATCCAAGCTTGATTTCTTTCTTGCAGTTCCAAGCGTTTGTATAAATCCTTGTTTCGATATATGTACGATTTTTACCATATTTAACCCAGTCGTTTGCGAATACCTTGTAATTCCATCCAGAATTTCTTCCAATTTCTTCAGCTTCCATCACAGCTTTTTCAATGCACCATGCAGCTTTCATTGCAACACTCATTGTCACGTTAGCTGTTCTCTTAATATTCCATGCGTTTCTCATGACGTTTCTTTTATCGTACTTCATAATGTTCACCTCCTAAATGATTCCTTACTCCCTCTTGTTGATATTATCATACCACTCAATGAGTGATATGTCAATACTTTTTTGACACTTTTTTGAACTGTTTTGAAATTGATTTCCATGCAAAAATATAATCAGAAAGGTGGTGCATAAGATGGCGTTATATAACAATCCTTATCAATATAGTTTTGGCGTTCCGGGACAGATGAATCAATTTCAGCAACAGCCTGTCCAGATGCCAGCTCAACCAGTACAGCAACCACAACAGAACAATAATGGTATCCTGTGGGTGTCTGGCGAAGTCGGCGCAAAATCCTATCTGGTAGCACCCGGGACAAGTGTTTTACTGATGGACAGTGAAAGTGAAAAATTCTTTATAAAATCCACAGACGTTTCTGGCATGCCACAGCCATTACGGACATTTGAGTATCATGAGGTAGGCACTCAGATGCCACCTAAACAGTCTGTTCGGGAATCAGATAATAAATATGTCACGCGGCAGGAATACAACGACTTGAAGAGCAAATACGAAGTCATCATAAACCGATTAAATTCTTTTTCTGAACCTGTTAGAGCTAATATCGCGCAGGAATCAGCAGCCAAGGGAGGAAATGCAGATGAGTAATCCATTGTTTAATGCACTTGGTGGTGGGATGCCACAGGGTAACGGTCCGATGCAGATGATACAGCAGTTTATGCAGTTCAAACAGAATTTTAAGGGAGACCCGAAGGAAGAAATCCAGAAGATGTTACAGTCTGGAAAGATTTCTCAACAGCAACTTAATCAGGTTCAGCAGATGGCAGGGCAATTCCAGCACATGTTGAAAGGAATGAAATAGTACATTACAATCTGGCCAGATTGATGTAAATACACAAAAAGGAGATTATATTATGGATGGAAATTATAGCTTAGCAGATATTGCCGCTGCTACTGGAAACGGTAGAAATAATGACGGCATGTTTGGTGGAGATGGTAGTTGGTGGATTATTGTTTTATTCATTTTTGCTTTCTTTGGATGGGGAAACAACGGATGGGGCAATAACGGCAACGGCGGCGGATATGCAGCCACAGCAGCTACTCAGGCAGACATTCAGAGAGGATTCGATAACTCCGCAGTAATTAGCAAACTTGACGGAATCAACAACGGTCTCTGTGATGGATTCTATGCAGTAAACAACGGTATGCTTACCGGATTTAATGGAATCAATACAAATATCATGCAGACCGGCTTTGGAATCCAGCAGGCAATCAATGCCGATACTGTATCAAATATGCAGAACACAAATGCTTTACAGGCGCAGCTTGCAAACTGTTGTTGTGAGACCAGAGAAGCAATCCAGGGCGTAAACTACAACATGGCACAGAACACCTGTGCATTGCAGAACACCATGAACAGCAACACAAGAGACATTATCGACAGCCAGAATGCAGGGACAAGAGCGATTCTCGACTATCTCTGCAATGAAAAGATTTCCAACCTGCAGGCTGAAAACAATGACCTTAGACGTGCTGCTTCTCAGGATCGCCAGTCTGCACTTCTCACAACTGCGATGGCTTCTCAGACACAGCAGCTCATTAATGCGATCAATCCAGCACCGATCCCAGCATATCAGGTTCCTAACCCGAACACATATTACGGATGTGGATGCAACACTGGATGTAATTGCTGATAACTTCATATCGAGAGTATCTTTCGATTGATTCGAATGTCGGCTTATGCCGTATTACACAGAGGGGCAGGCTGAGACCTGTCCTTTTGTGATATGAAAGGAGTAAAAATTATGGCAGAATTTACAAATGTAGCTGCTCAGACTGTAGCAGCAAATGGAAACGTAGTATTTTCAAATACAGCAGTTAAAGGTTCTAACTGCATCCAGCACAGAGAGGGGAGTGGAATTATCACACTGAGAGGACTGACTAATCAGTGTAAAGCAAGATTCTTCGTGGATTTTTCTGGTAATATCGCAATTCCAACAGGCGGTACTGTTGAAGCTATTTCTCTGGCTATTGCAATTTCTGGTGAGCCTGTATTATCCTCCCAGATGATTTCTACACCGGCAGCAGTAGACCAGTATAATAATGTGTCTTCCGGTATCTATATTGACGTTCCTCGCGGATGTTGCGTTAATATCGCAGTAGAGAACACTAGCGATCAGGCAATTTCTGTTGCAAACGCAAACATTGTTGTAACCAGAGAAGCGTAGGAGGTGCAGTTATGAGAGATATTAAAGATTTATGCGCAAGAATTGAAGATGAACTGTCCAAAATCGCTGACAGTGGACTGACCACTGGAAATCTGGATATGACGTATAAGCTGATTGACATGTACAAAGATATCAAGAATACACAGTACTGGGACAAAAAAGTGGAGTACTACAACACTGTCCTTGATGAGATGCGCGGCGGCTACAATGACGATTACAGCGAACGTGGAAGAAAGCGCGACAGCATGGGGAGATACAGCTCAAATGATGGCAGAATGATGCCGGATTACGACAGAGGTAGTTCTTATGCCAGACGCGGTGAGCATTATGTTAGAGGACATTACAGCCGTTCTGATGGGCGAGACGCTTACGATGACTATATGACGCAGAAACAGAGCTATCGTTCCGGCAAGTCTGAGGACTGTAAAAGAAAGATGCTTGCCGCTCTGGAAGAACATCTGGACGAACTCACAACAGAAATGAGCGACATGTCCAAGGACGCAGAGTGCCGGGAAGAACGTGATCTTGTCAAGAGATACGTGGAAAAACTCCGGGATATGCTCTAATTGGCTAAAACATGTACCACAACTTTTGGAAAGGTTTGTGGTACAATGTATTTATGAGGAAGATTCGTAAGTGGTTTCCGCCACTTGACATAGACATTTTTCATTGATTCCTCCTTTCTCGGGTGCGTGTCCTTAATAGAAAATGCAGTGGCCGGATTGTCACATAAGAAGCATGAGGTTGAAAAGCGGATGCAATTTCCGACGCGTACCATCGCTGTCTATGCGATCATGTAGACAGTGTGCACCTCCTTGTAAAAGGTAAATGGGCGGATGGATGCCCGAAACAACTCGTGGCAGGCATGACACGTTAAACACCTTGCTAACCCGGGAATCCGGGTTAATGGAATGTAGCTCAGTGGCAGAGCAATGTATAAACTACGTGCCGCAGGTTCGATTCCTGCCATTCCGATTACCCTGCCAGTGGTCTAACTGGCTTAATCCACTTACCTGCGGCGGCAGGTCAATAAACACGACCAGGAGGATGTTATGCAGAAACTTATTGACACATTAAAATCATTTGGAATTGAAATCCCGGAAGACAAGCAGGCAGATGTGAAGAAAGCACTCTCTGAGCATTATAAGAATGCTAAAGAAGTAGCGAAAACTCTGTCAAAAGTCGAAGGAGAGAGAGACAGCTGGAAAGAACGTGCTGAGACAGCAGAAGAAACCTTAAAAGGCTTTGACGGTATTGACCCGGCAAATGTTAAAAGTGAGTTAGAGACCTGGAAACAGAAAGCGGCAGATGCAGAAAAAGAATTTAATGCAAAGATCTATGACCGTGATTTCTCAGACGCACTCAAAGCAGCACTCGATGATGTTAAATTTTCAAGCGAAGCGGCAAAGAAATCAGTCATGGCAGACATCAAAGAAGCAGGTCTTAAGCTGAAAGACGGCAAAATCCTTGGGTTGAACGATCTGATCGAACAGATGAAGCAGTCTGACGCATCCGCTTTTGTAGATGAATCTCAGCAGCAGGCTCAGCAGCAACAGGCAAGATTTACCACTCACGTTGGACATCAGCAGACACCGGGAAGCATGACGAAGAAAGATATCGAAGCAATCAAAGACCCGTCTGAGAGACAGGCGGCGATCGCTCAGAACATCCAGTTATTCCAGTGATTTTTTACACCGACTATACACCAGAGTATAGCCGCTAACCCAATACCTTAACAATTATGGGTAGAAAGGATTTTTTATATGGCAGCAAAAGCTAATCTTATCATGACGAATGATATTCAGGTCACAGCACGCGAGATTGACTTCGTTACCAGATTTGAAAGAAACTGGCAGCACTTACGTGATATTCTGGGTATCATGAGACCTATCAAAAAACAGCCGGGTGCTGTACTCAAGTCCAAGTACGCAGAGGGTACTTTGCAGAGCGGACTTGTCGGTGAGGGCGAGGAAATCCCTTACAGCAAGTTTACTGTAAAAGAAAAGAACTATGCGGAAATGACCATTGAGAAGTACGCAAAGGCTGTATCTATCGAAGCAATCAAGGATCACGGTTATGAGAACGCCGTTCAGATGACCGATGATGAATTCCTTTTCCAGCTTCAGACTGACGTTACCGGCAGATTTTACGATTATCTGAAAACCGGTACACTTACTTCCACAGAAACAACATTCCAGATGGCTCTGGCGATGGCCAAGGGTCGAGTAGAAAACAAATTCAAACAGATGCACAGGAATGTGACTGGCGTTGTTGGATTTGTCAATATTCTGGACGTATATGAATACCTTGGAGCAGCTGAGATTACTATTCAGAATCAGTTCGGTTTCCAGTACATGAAAGATTTCATGGGATTCAACACAATCTTCCTGTTATCTGACAGTGAGATCCCACGTGGACAGGTTATCGCTACTCCTGTCGAGAACATCGTACTTTACTATGTTGACCCGAACGAATCTGACTTCGCAAGAGCAGGTCTTGTGTATACCGTTTCCGGTGAGACAAACCTGATCGGATTCCATACTCAGGGCAACTATCACACAGCAGTGTCTGAGGCGTTTGCGGTTATGGGACTTACTCTTTTTGCGGAGTACATTGACGCAATCGCAGTAATCACCATTGATGAGACACCAACGCTTGGCACTCTGACAGTAAATTCCGTGGCTGGAACAGCAAGCGGTGATACAAAAATTACCGTAAATCCGACTAAGGAAAATGCCAACAACGTATATAAATACAAAGTTGCAGCAGATGCAGTAACTGTCGGATATGGCCAGAACCTCAGAAACTGGACTTCTTGGGACGGAAAAGCTGACATTAAGGCGGCAACTGAACAGAAGATCACAGTAGTTGAGTGTGACGGAACATACAAAGCACTGAATGCCGGAAGTGCGACTGTAACAGCAAAATCATAAATGTAGGAGGTAACTGGCATGGCTTATGCAGATTATAAATTCTATACAGAATCATTCGGCAATGTCGTGCCAGAAACCGAATTTCCACGACTGGCAGAAAGAGCCAGTGATTTTGTGGACACAATGACGTTTGACAGGTTGGTGTACGGACTGCCAACAAACGAACGTTCGCAAAAACGTATCAAAAAGGCGGTCTGTTCATTGACTGAATTAATGTATCAGATTGAACTTGCTGAGAAGAATGCTACCAATGCCGCTGTGAGCGGTACGTCAACCGCAATCGGGTCCGGTGGTAGCACGACAGGCATTGTAACATCTGTGTCTTCCGGCAGTGAATCCATCTCTTACGCAACGCCACAGCAAATTGGGGCAAGTGCAAAGGAATGGAGTGCGGTGTATGCTGCCGCCGGAGATGTGCAGAAAACGAACGACTTGCTCTTAAAGACAGCTTTGCCGCTTCTGATGGGAGTAAGGACGGATGATGGAATACCGATTCTTTATGCGGGGGTGTGAGTATGAAATGCAGACAGTGCGGAAAAGAACTTAAGCCACATTGGAGTACCGACATTTGCCTTGAATGTTCAAGGGAAAATATGAAAAAGATATTCAGAGAAAATCCCGAAGTAAAGCAGGCATTCCGTGAAACTATTGAAGAACTTAAAAAGCCTGAAAATGTTGAGAAAATGGCTAAAAATACAGCTGATTTTATGAATGCTATTCAGGCGTTAAGGGGTGATAAATAATGGACATTTCAACATTAGGCTCATGTATAGCAATCGTTATGATTTGCTATATCGTAGGAATGGGCTGCAAAGCATCAAAAAGAATCTCTGATGAATGGATTCCAGTAATCATGGCGGTTATTGGTGGAATTCTCGGAGCAGTCGGAATGGGAGTTATCCCGGACTTCCCGGCAACGGATTATATCACAGCGGTTGCGGTCGGTATGTTTAACGGATTGTCGGCAACTGGTGTGAATCAGGTTATTAAGCAGACAGTGCAGAAAGAGTGATTTTATGGGTGGACGTGGCGGAAGTAGTGGGTTAAGTAACGAGAAACCAGTTTCTAAGCTTATTGCGAAGGTGTACTTTAATTCTTCAAAGAAAAGCGACGCTTTAAGAGGGAGCGGAACTGTTAAAAAAGACAGTAAACTCGAGAAAGTCATTAATTCAGAAAACACTAGCTACTTTAAGTCAATCAAGACAAAGAGTGAAGCAGTAAAGACAATGAATTATATAAATGACAGATTAAGTGAGAGTAAAAGGAAAATCGCAAAGCTTGGAAGCGCAGAGGCGTTATTTAAAAATCAAAGGCTTGCTATAGAGCATCGAAAATTAATCAATGCCAGTACAGCCATGAGAGATGAAATGCACAAATTTTCAAAGGCCTCTGAAAAAGGCGATATAAGTGCTTTACACGATACAAGCCGTACTACCACCACTTATGACAGAGCCAGAAAGCGCAGAATGAAAAACTTTGATTCATGGTTCTTTGGAAGCGGAAAGAAGTAATCTATGGCAAACCGAGAGACAAGCATAGCTTACGAAAATCTAAACCGCCGTATCTTTCCTGGCATTGGTGAATATGGTATACCGCAGATACAACCTGAGACATTCGAGGGCAATTGCGAATTTGTCGGTTTTAATTATGCCAGAGGAAAATGCAATAATCCAGAAGAGAAAGCTGTTCATTTCTTTTTGGACGATTATCAGTTTGATGCACTATGGAGAAATCCAGACAGGTACGTGGATAAGCTGAGCAAATTCCGGTACATTCTAACACCAGATTTCAGCACCTACACCGACTTCCCTAAAGCTATCCAGATATACAACCATTACCGCAAGCACTGGATAGGTGCATATTTGCAAGAATATGGTTGCCGTGTTATTCCAACAATATCATGGAGTACACTTGATTCTTACGATTGGTGTTTTGATGGAGAACCAGAGGGTGGAACAGTGGCGGTATCTTCAGTTGGCTGCATGAATAGCAAGAAAAAGAAAGAACTATTTCTTTCCGGCTATAATGCTATGATTGAACGATTACACCCAGAAAGCATTGTCTTTTACGGGAAAGTGCCGGAAGAATGCAAAGGTAATATTGTTAGAATCAAGGCATTCCACGACAGATTTTCAAAAGCAATATGTGAAGGATAGGAGGGTATCATGTACGAAAAAACGGTGACGATTTTTAATTATTACGAATCAGCCACGACAGGAGATGCGTACTGGTATCCTCATGTTTTATCCGGCGTTGACCTCATTACGGACAAAGGGGCAATCCTTAAAAAGTACGGGCCAGACGCAACTGACAACGCACAGTTACACGTTCGATACACTGCCCAGAATGGTGACATAACCATTACCGATAGAGACGGCAAGATTCTTCCATGGGTGCCGCCTAAAGAGTGGAAAAGGCAGATTAACAACGCTCTGGAAGACACTATCACATTCTCGGACGAGTCATTTTTTTGGGAGGGTGAGTGGAATGGTGGAACGGTATCTGACAGTGATTATCGAAATGGATTCTACCAGTACATGAATGAGAATAAGGATAACGTGTTTAAGATTACCAGTGTAGGCGGTCCGTATACACTGATTCCGCATTTTGAGATTTTGGGTAAGTAATATGAGTAAAATTCATCATTTTAAAGGGTTCTCCGTAGTTGATGGAGATATGAAAATAAAGCTAAATATGGACAGATTCTCCAGGCAGTACCAAGAAGCTCAATATCTCCTTGACGGAATGGTCATGGACAGTATGGTTCCATTTATGCCGATGATTACAGGGGACTTTATCAACCGAACAAGAATTGAAAGTACATCCTTGCAAGGAACTGGACTTGTGTGTGCAGCGGCGGCTCCTTATGGGCGTTTTCTGTATGAAGGAAAAGGAATGGTTGACGAGTTGACCGGAAGCCCCTATGCAAGACGTGGAGCAAAGAAAGTCCTTGTCAGTCAGTTCTCTGGTCGGACAGCTGCAAAGGAAAATCTTGAATACACCAAGCAGGCACACCCGCAGGCACAGGCAAAGTGGTTCGACGCCGCTAAACGACAATATGGTAGCACATGGATTCGCAAAGTAAAAGCACAGGCAGGAGGCGGCAGACATGGCAGATAAGCCTATTGGAAAAGATGCAACTGGATATGAAATCCTGACAGATGCCATGAAAGCACTTCTGAATCAGTATCCAGGACTATACGAAAATGAAACAATCAAATTTGAAGAACTTGGCAAGGAATCGGGAATTGCGTTCTCGGCAGATAACGGAGCGTTGGTCTATTCAGAAAAAGAAGATGTTTGCGGAATAATGCACCAAATTTGTCAGTACCCATTTTACGTGGTATATCGTACAGCATCTGACAAAGAAAGGCAGAAACTATCTGTTCAGAAGTTCCTTGACAATCTCGGTAAATGGATATGCCGAGAACCAGTTACCATAAATGGCTCTGAGACACGTTTAAATGCGTTTCCTGAGCTTTCTCAGGGGCGAGTGATAAAACGTATCACACGCGATAACTCATATGGTTTAGAGCCACAGGAGAGTGGCGTGCAGGACTGGTTATTGCCATTGTCAGTGCGCTATGAAAACACATATGAAGTAATATAACGAGTAACAACCGGCTATCAATTAGAGATAGCCGCTAACCTACACAGCCTTTTAAAAGTTATAGGCAGAAAGGATATTTCTATGGCAGTTACAGGCAAGATTGACCGTAAATATATGGCTCATTATATCGATGCAGGTTCTCTCTGTAGAGGACTGACACCGAAGTATGAACGTCTTGGAAAAGATCTGGAAGAGTATAACGTAGAACTCAATCCAGATACCGAAACATCTAAAAACATTCTTGGAGAATCCACATTCAAACATAACGGCTACGAAGTTTCTTCTGACGCTGATCCGTTCTATGCAGACACTACTTCTGATCTGTTCACGGCATTACAGAAGATCGTAGATGGACGTCTCAAAGACGATAACCTCAAGACAAAAGCAGTTGAGGTTCACCTTTGGACAGAAGCTACAGCAGGCAAGTATGAAGCATATCAGCAGGACTGCTACGTTGTGCCGACCTCCTACGGTGGTGACACATCCGGCTATCAGATTCCGTTTACCGTCAACTATGTTGGCGAACGTGTAAAAGGAAAGTTTGATATTAGTTCCGGTACGTTCACAGCCGACAGCGAATAAGCACATATACAAGGAGGACATGCTAAATGGCAAAAGTAATTAATACAAAAATTGATGATGGAATTCTCATTTTTACATTCACCAACAATGAAGATGAAGTTTTTTCTTCTTTCAAACTTAATCCGACGGACATTAATGTAGCAGCACGTGCAGAGGAACTGACAGAATATTTTGAGCAGCTCAAAGATTCTATTCAGAAAGTCACTTCTGGTAAAGAGATGGCGGAACTCAATAAACAGATTGAAGACAAGATCAACTACCTGCTCGGATACGAAGCATCAAAGGACCTGTTCAAGGAACCGATCACGGCAACTACTGTTTTCGGAAATGGTCAGGTATTCGCTTACATTGTTCTGGATAAAATCGCAGAAGCAATTTCACCGGAAATCGAAAAGAGAAAAAAGAAAATGCAGGCAGCAGTTAATAAGTATACGGAGAAGTATACAAAATGACCGCCTATGAGCTTCCCACCTCACTAAACATCAGTGGGGTGGATTTTTCTATTAGAACCGATTTTCGAGCGATTATTGATATTCTCATAGCCATGAATGACCCAGAACTGGACGAGCAGGCGAAAGCAGTTGTTATGTTGCAGATTCTGTTTGAGGACTGGCAAAGCATACCGTCTGAGTGCTGGGACGAAGCTTGCCAGAAAGCATCGGAGTTCATCGACTGCGGACAATTGGACGATAATCCAAATCACCCAAAACCTCGTTTGATGGACTGGGAACAGGATGGAGATATGATCGTGCCGGCGGTAAACAAGGTTGCTGGTAAAGAAATCAGAGCCGTACCGTATATGCACTGGTGGACGTTTTTTGGCTACTTTATGGAATCTGGGGAATGCCTATTTAATACAGTTGTCGGGATCCGGTCAAAAAAGGCAAAAGGCGAACGCCTGGATAAATGGGAAAAGAAATTCTATCAAGAAAATAAAAACACAATTGACATAAAAACACGTCTCAGCGAAGAAGAGCAAGCTTATAAAGATAAGTTGAATGAGATGTTGAACCTCAAATAGTTAGGAGGTGGACGTATGGCTGCTGATGGCTCAGTCATTATTGATACCAGAATGGATACAACCGGTGTCCGAAATGGCGTATCAGCTATAAAACAGTCATTTAACGGCCTTGGGGGTGCTGTAAAGAAAATCGGTCTGCTGATTGGCGGGGCGTTTGCTGTCGGCAAATTAGCGCAGTTTGGGAAAGAATGTGTGGAGCTTGGTTCCGACCTCACAGAAGTTCAGAATGTGGTCGATGTTACATTTACCACCATGTCCGACAAGGTCAATGAATTTGCAAAGAATGCCATGACCTCTGCCGGGCTGTCAGAAACCATGGCAAAACGGTATGTCGGTACGTTCGGAGCAATGTCTAAGTCGTTCGGTTTCTCTGAAGCACAGGCTTACGACATGTCAACAGCTCTGACACAGCTGACTGGTGATGTGGCATCATTTTATAACATTTCGCAAGACCTGGCTTACATCAAGCTGAAATCGGTGTTTACAGGTGAAACGGAAACATTGAAAGATCTTGGCGTGGTAATGAGCCAGTCGGCACTTGATCAATATGCACTTGCCAATGGCTACGGAAAAACCACATCTGAAATGACAGAACAGGAAAAAGTGGCTCTCCGTCTGGCTTTTGTGCAGAAGCAGCTATCTGCCGCATCTGGAGACTTCATCCGTACTTCTGACAGCTGGGCAAACCAGGTCAGAGTTATGCAATTACAGTTACAGTCTCTCAAGGCAACAGTCGGACAGGGACTGATTAATATTTTTACACCTATTCTGAAAGTAATTAATGTTCTGCTCGGTAAGCTGGCAACGTTAGCCAATGCTTTTAAATCCTTTACGGAATTAATCACCGGTAAGAAATCCTCTGGTCAGACAAGTGGAAGTGGAGCAGGTCTCACAGGCGATGCAAGCGGCGTGCAGGATACGGCAGACGCTTATGGACAGCAAGCTTGCGGATTCTACAGAAGATGTAGCCGATGCAACAAAAGACGCAGCCAAAGCTGCGAACGGATATCTGAGTCCACTTGATGAGATTAATCGGTATTCAACTCAGAATACATCGTCAACAGCAAGTAAAGTCCCGTCCTCAGGAACAGGATCAGGAGGAAGCCCTGGTGGTCTAGCCGGAGCTGTCGGGAGCGTTGATTATGGAAAAGTAGCAGAGGGTGAAACCGCTCTGGATAAAATCAGCAAATCAGCTGAAAAGCTTGCGAAGCTCTTAAAAAAGCTCTGGAAACCATTTCAGGACGCTTGGAAAAAAGAGGGCAAGAACACCATTAGTGCGGCGCAGATAGCCTTGTCGGGAATCGCAAAGCTCGCTAAGAGTGTAGGCAGGAGCCTTGTAGAAGTCTGGACAAATGGCACAGGTACGACAATGCTTACAACCATGCTGAGGATTGCTCAGAATGTGCTTAAAACTATTGGAAATATTGCTTCCGGTTTTGCTGACGCATGGAACAAGAATAATGTCGGAACGCAGATTATCCAGAATATTGCAAATGCTCTTGTGGTAGTTATGCAGTTCATTGAGAGGATTGCCGCAGATACGGCGACATGGGCGGCGAACTTGGATTTCTATCCATTGTTGGAATCTATCAGTAATTTGACAAGTGCATTTGTACCAATTCTGGAATCCATTGGAAATGTACTTGAATGGATTTACAACAACATTGTCCTCCCGATGCTAAAATGGGTCATTGAGGTAGGGCTTCCGACAGTGATTAATCTGGTGTCAAAAGTAGCTACGTTTCTCGCCGATCATCAGTCGATCGTTGAAGCGTTCGGTGCGGCCCTGATCGGGGCGTTCGCAGCGGCGAAGATTGCAGGATTGGCGTCGAGAATCATTAAAAACGTGTCTGGAATCGCTATGGCCGCAAAGGGGCTTATCTCGTTAATGACTGGTACAGGCGGCATCATGGGCGGTATCAAAGCCATTGCAACAGCTATCGGACCAGGTGGAGTCTTTGTTCTTGCAGTCGGCGCATGTATTGCGATTGGTGTATTACTGTACAAAAACTGGGACAAAATCAAAGAAATGGCTGGAAAGGTATGGGATTGGATTTCTAATAAAACAAGGCGTTTTGTTGAGGATATTGGGAATAAACTCAGAGGTCTAGCTACCAAAATGACGACCATTTGGGGGAACATAAAAGCCAGCGCGCATCAGAAATGGAATGCTATATGGTCTACTGTTAGTGGCTTTGCTAAAAGAATCAAGAACGCTATTGTTGATAAATTCACATCCGCCAAAAACACTGTAGTCGATGTATTTAACGGAATGAGAGATGCTATCAGGTCTGTTCTGAACAATATCATAAGTGTTGTAAATGGCGCTATCAGCAAAGTAAACGGAGTTGTTAGTGCGATTGAATCAGCATTCTCTTTCGGCCCATGGAAAGTACCGACTCCATTCGGCTCAAAGACTATCGGGTTTAAAGCTACTTTCCCAAGAGTTCCGACAGTTCCGTATTTGGCTAAAGGCGCAGTCATTCCACCAAGAAGCGAGTTCCTTGCGGTCTTAGGCGACCAGAAGCAGGGTAACAACATCGAGACACCGGAAGCTCTGCTCAGAAAGATCGTCCGGGAAGAAACAGCAGGACGACAGGCTGGCGGTGGAAGCTGGCAATTTACAGCTCAGATCAACCGCAGGACGCTGTTTGACGAGATGATAAAAGAAGCGCAGATGAGACGAGATACAAGCGGCAAAAACCCGTTTGAAATGGCATAGAAAGGAGGGCGTTATGGAAAAATACAAAATCAATGGAACAGTAATTTGGCAACCGGATAAAGACCTTGCGCTCTCCTTTGCCACGACTTACACGGAATCCAGCCAGAGGACGCAATACGGTGTAGGTTACTTTACACCGATGTTTACCGTAGAACAGTATACGTACAAGGCTAGCGATCTCCCGATGGCAGAGGCAACCAAGATTTTGCAGATGGTGGCAAAAGGTTATAAATTTACGCTTCATTATTTCTCGCCATATTACGGAGTTTGGAGAGACGCTCCGTTCTACGTAGGGCAGACACAAAACATAGCTATCGGAGAATTATCAGATGACAGAAAAATACTATCATCGCTAGAATTTAACATGACGGGGGTGAATCCACTGTGATTAACGTAAGCAACGCATTTAGAGAAAAACTTGAAGCTGGTGAACCAGTCAGAATGGTAGTGGATATCACCTTTCCTGACGGAACAAAAAAGACCATTAATAAAGATATCATGAACGGCGACAACGGATTTTCCGACTGTGCAGATAGCAGCAGTTTTCCAGTCGGCGTTACTGTCTGTAAAACGCTGACGCTGAGTATTAATAACGATCAGGAGCAGTGGAAGAACTACAACTTTTACGGAGCTAAGATTCATGCTTATCTGAAGCTTCAGACGTCGTATGCGGCACCGGAGTCTGTAAGCACGCTGCTGGACGAAAGTTATAACCCGATTCTGGACAGTACCGGTGATCCTATCATCGCAACACAGGCAGCTACGAAAGACATCATTGAAACTATTGACAAGGGAGTCTATACGGTCACTACGCCAGAGCAATACTCAGATATCATCAATGTTACGGCGCTGGATGATATGTATAAGGCGAATAAGACATATACCAGCGGATTAAAACTGCCGCAGTCGCTCATTAACCTTGTCAGAGATGCTTGTAAGACTGTCGGCATAGGTATGAATCTGACCATGGACCATGGCGATATTATAATAAGAAGCGTTCCTGACAGTATGACGTTTCGCCAGTTGTTCGGATATGCGGCTATGGTTGAGTCTGCGAATGCCCGGATTGATTATTCCGGGAATCTCCAGTTTGTAAAATGGGATTTTGGGAAAATGGAATCTGACAATGCCGCGACTGTGGATACAGATGGTTTTGTTCATTTCGGCGATGCTAACCCGTCTATTGATACCGACGGTTTTGTTTCTCTGCCAGGATGGACTATTAACGCAGAGGGATTCCTGGCTCTCACATCCGGCCCAGGCAGTGACGTTCAGAGATTGATGGCCTATGCGAACCCACCTGCGCTTTCCAGTGATGATATAGTCATAACTGGAATCAAGGTAATGAACGGGCAGTCAAACGACGATGCTAATACTGATTATTCCGGCATGTACGGAGAGGAAGGATACGTCCTTGAACTTGAGAACGAGCTGATTGATACCGATCAGCTTCAGACGGTGGCAAATATCATCGGTGAACAGATTGTAGGCGTAAGATTCCGAAACCTTGAAGGAGATCTTATATATGAGCCGACCGTAGAATTCGGCGACATGGTTTATACTTACGATCGGTCGGGTAACAAATACGTTACTCCTCTGACAGATGTATCAGGTAACGTGGGTGGCCTGACTACAGTTAAGACACAGGCTGATGATCCAATCAGAGGCAGCAGTGACTTTTACGGAAATAGTACGAAAGCTATAGTTGCGGCACGTCAGATGGTACAAAAAGAAACGTCCGCAAGAGAAGAGGCTATACAGAGATTAGCTGAAACACTCCGTTCTTCGAGCGGTCTGTATATGACGCAAGAGCCACAGCAGGATGGCAGTATTATATACTACATGCACAATAAGCCGACCATAAAAGAATCTAACATAATCTGGAAACTGACAGCAGAAGCGTTTGCCGTGTCGATTGATGGCGGAAAAACGTATCCTTACGGCTTTGCGGTGACTGGCGAATTAATAACCAGACTGCTCTACGCAGAGGGCATTAATGCTGATTATATCAACGCAGGAACGCTCATCGTAAGAGATAAGAGTGGAAATGTGATATTTGAAGCAGATATGGATACTGGATCAGTTACTCTTGACGGAAGTTATGTGACGATCGGCGGTAAACCACTTGATGAAAAGATTGAAGATGTTGAGAACATGGCAGCTCTGGCCAGAAACATGACCATGCAGCTTGATAACGACTATCAGGGAATCCCGGTAGACTCTGACGGCAACTATACAGAGTTCCCGGAGTGCACCACAACGGCGACCGTCATGTACGGCACGCAGGATATCACGGATAACTGTACGTACACTATTACGGCGTCCCAGAACATACAGGGAAGCTGGAATAAGGAAACTAAGACGTACACTGTTACCGGGCTGACCGCAGACAGCGGATGGGTGAACATCAAAGCCGCATATCTGAATAACCTTGTCGTATCGAAACAGTTCTCACTTGCAAAACAGTACGCCGGACCGCAGGGAATCCCGGGCGTTGGAATAGATGGAAAGACAACGTATCTGCATATCCAGTACGCACCGGTACAGAACCCGACAGCGGCACAGATGAGCAAGACACCAAACAAATACATCGGAACTTATACGGACTTTTCCGGCGTTGACAGTACAGACCCAAGCAAGTACACGTGGGCAAAATTCGAGGGCGACCAGGGCGCACAAGGGCCAAAGGGAGCAGACGGCAAGTCGTCTTATACGTGGATGAAATACGCCACAAGACCGGATGGACTTGACATGTCAGACAACCCGGATTATGTACCACTGTTAGACAGCGCTGGCAGTCCGATTCTGGACAGTGCTGGAGAGCGAATCTATACAGTGACACAGGCAACCTATATCGGCATCGCAACGAATAAGGACACGGCTACAGAAAGTACTAATCCGGCAGACTACACGTGGAGCCGGTTCCGTGGCGTTGATGGATATGATGGCAAGGATGGAGAAAACGGCATCCCGGGAAAAGATGGTAAAGACGGAAAGACACAGTACACGCACCTTGCTTATGCCAACAGCGCAGACGGTCAGACAGACTTTTCGATAAGTGACGGAAACCGTGAATATATCGGTATGTACGTGGACTTCGTGGAAGCCGACAGCACCGACCCGACGAAGTATACGTGGTCACTGATTAAGGGGGCAAACGGAGCGCAGGGTGTGCCGGGAACACCGGGAGCGAACGGAAAGACGCCGTACTTCCACATCGCTTATGCGAACAGCGCTGATGGCAGAACAGGTTTCTCCGTAGATGATAGCGTCAATAAGCTGTATATCGGGCAGTATACCGATTACACGCCAGATGATAGCACCGACCCAACAAAATACAGTTGGACAAAGATTAAAGGTGAACCGGGGACTGCCGGAAGGACTTACTTCTTTCAGAGTAATGCGGATGTGCTACTGATGGGGGCTGATAAGAAGATAACACCGGCGCCGCTCATTGTAGATTCGTTCTACCGTGATGGAAATGGCGAAGTTGCACAGCCACAGAAAGGCTGGTGGAAACTTGAAAAATCCACCGACAACGGCGCTACATGGTCGGCACTCACGGTATCGCAGACTGCGGCACTTGACCGGTTGAGCATCAATGTCAATAACCTGTCACTCAAGGCTCATGACATGCTCAAGGTTTCATTGTATTTTGACCAGTCGAAAACAAAACTTGCGGACTATCAGACATATTCCGTTGCGGTTGATGTGGCGTCACTGACACAGGAACAGATAGTTGATATCCTGTCAGATGATGGGAAGTTTAAGGGGCTGTACTACGAAAAGGACGAAAGCGGGAACACGACGCTGTATATTTCTTTCAATGCCATGAAAGGTGGCGTTATCAGTCTTGGCGGCACGAATAACGGAAATGGTCAGTTGAAGATTTACGATGCTGACGGAAATCAGATATCGAGATTAGGATATACCGGATATGTCGTACTTAACAAGAACACCGGAAACCCGATGGTATCTCTTAATACTGCCGGATTGCGATTGTATACGGACTACACAGATGCAGACAACTACAATGCGCTGATGCTTGGAAAATACGGGCTGTACGCACAGAAAGTCCAAAATAACGTGCCTGAACTTTGGATGGAAGGTGATACGAGCAAAAAATGGGAAGGCTATATTGTTCGCTATCTGAACAACAAAGTCCGAATAAATACAAACTCACTTTTTACGGACGGATGCGAACTTGGAGCAAATTTTTCGACAGATGGAAGTGCAACTATTGGCAAAAGCTTGAGCGTAGGCGGAAACTCAACTGTCAATGGAACCCTTATGTTTTACGACTTGGAAAATCAAGCAAAAACATCCGGCAAAGTCAAAAGACAACCGATAGCGTCCGTAAGCGCAGATGATTCGCAAGTGGCCTATCTTTTTTCAGGAACGGGTAGTAAACATGGAGATGCGGCAACATACAGACGTTTAGGAATCCGTGCTAAATGGGGTGGATCTGGCTTTAGCACAGACTATTTATATACAACCTCACAAGTTTCCGACATCCGCCTAAAAGAAAACATCGAAAGCAGTGAAACAGACGCTCTCGAAACGGTTAATCAAATGAAAGTCCGTCAGTTTGACTGGAAAGAGCGGATGGGTGGATGGCATCAAAACATCGGTTTCGTGGCGGATGAACTGGAAGAAATCGACCCGAACTTGGCTCTGGGCGGCGGATATGACGAAAACGGCGAGATGGATATTAAACAGATTAACAGCCCGTATCTTCTCAACTACGCCATTAAAGCCATACAGGAACTTAGCACAAAGGTTGACGAGCAAGAAAAACATATCAAAGAGTTAGAAAGGAGATTACAAGATGGGAAAATTTAACGAGTATTCACAGAAAGCAACACCAGCGGACAACGACACACTGATGATTTACGATGCAACAGCGAAGGCAAACAAGCTTTCACCGTTCAGCGGAATCTGGAACTGGATTGTTGGGAAACTGGCCAATGCGGTCATCAACAACTTGCAGACGAACGACAAGACGGTGATAGGGGCGATTAATGAATTAAATAGTAACCCCTTTCTGAGGTACGAAAAAGCATTTGGCGAATCACTTACTATCAAAAATGTACGTGCTGCCACTCATGGATTAATCATAATCGAAAAAACAATGGTTGTCTTTTATCTCGGAGGTTCAATCAGTATTGGTTATACCGTGACCACATCAGCGCTTCCAGATGGTATCACTGTCAGCAATTCGGACAGGACGGTAACAATAAAATCAACCAAAACCCAGATGATTACATGTTTTTACGCTTTTTTATAATTTTCCTCTTCCCATTTAGTTCATTAAAAAAGGGGTGATGCAAAATGTCATTAGAACGAGATGATATGTTTTTTAGACAGTTTTCGGACTGGTACATCGGCAGAACCGTGTACAGAATAATCGAAGGGAAGCTTCAAGAACTGGTCATAGAAAAAGTTACCGTAACAAATCGGAGCGTGTACATCAACGATAACATTGACATAAACGAAGAAACTGTTTATGCGGATAAAGAAGAGGCGGAAGAATCGTATAGACTTTACAAACACCTTGAGTAAACTCAAGTAAGATTGAGTAAAAATTTCATAAAAAGCTACCAATGGAGTGTGCTAAGTGTTATAATACGAGCAAAACATTATGACAAAAAAGGAGCCGAACTCCCGACTACCAATCAAAAAGTTCGACTCCAACAGCACCACAAAGGGTACAGGTATATTATATCACAGTGCCTTCCCTTTGTGTACCCAAAAGGAGGGCTTTTTTCATGGAAAATTTCGCAACCGAATTTATGACCAAACTGGACGGAAAGTTGACACCAGAGCAGATGAAAAACGTGCTGATGGAACTGGAAATGTTTTCGGCAAACTTCGATATTGAGAAGAAAATCACGGAAATCGTGCCGTATCAAGACTGCATACCGGAGTGCTACAAGGTGTATCTGGTATCGAAAAAGATTGAGGGTATGTCCCCACAGTCATTGAGGACGTACAAGTGCAACCTTGACGACTTCTTCCAAACGGTCAACAAACCGCTGAACCAGATAACCACAAACGATATCCGTGTGTACCTGTTCGGGCTGTCGGCAAAAGGCAACACCAACCGGACGATTGACGGGAAACGCCTTATCATTCACACGTTTCTGGACTGGTGTGTCAAGGAAGAGTATCTGACCAAAAACGCATGTAGCCGCATAAATCCGATTAAGTTTGAAGCCAAACCACGTGAGCCGTTGTCCGATATTGAACTGGAATTAGTTCGGGATGCTTGCAAGGATTATCGAGAGAAAGCCCTTGTGGAACTGTTCTACAGCACCGGATGCCGTGTTTCGGAAATGGTGATTCTGAAGAAAGCCGACATTGACTTTCGGACCAAGGAAGTCCACCTGTTCGGAAAAGGCAGTAAACACCGGATATCGTATATCAACGCCAGAGCCGAAGTTGCTCTGAAGAAATACTGGCTCAGTCGGAAAGGTGATTCCGACAGCGTGATATCCACCGTCCGTCAGCCATATCGGGGCATTACGAAGGCACAAATTGAGCAGATAGTCCGGCAGATTGGCGAACGTTCCGGCATCGGCAGACACTTATACCCGCATCTGATAAGGCACACAACAGCGAGCATGGCGCTCGAGCGGGGAATGAACGTCACCGACTTGCAGAAGATGCTCGGACATGAAAAACTTGACACGACTATGATTTACGCAAAAGTAGCGCAGGAATCTGTACGCTACAGCCACCACAAATATGTTTCATGAAATTATGAAAGGAGCTGATAAATTGGAAATTAAAGGTATTGATGTATCATCCAATCAAGGAAAACCGGACTGGACGAAAGTAGCTAAATCCGGCATTAAATTCGCAATCTTGAGAGTACACCAAAGGTCCGGCGTTGACGGCTCATTCGAGTACAACTACAAGGGATGCAAGAGCAACGGAATCCTTATCGGCGGATATAAGTATTCATACGCTCTAACACCGGCACAGGCGATTGACGAAGCGGAGGATGTAATTGCCGCACTGAACGGACGAGGACTGGATTTCCCGGTGTTCTATGACCTCGAATGGTCTAATCAGCTAAAACTCGGCAAACAGGCAGTCGAAAACATTGCAGTTGCATTTCTAACCAGAATGAAGAAAGCCGGCTATAAAGTCGGTATCTACTGCAACATGGACTGGTACAACAACGTTTTGACTGATGCACTCAAAAAGTATGAGTGCTGGATTGCTCGATATCCAGCGAATGATAACGGCACTGTCCAAACACGTCTGAAGCCACCGGTCGGTGCAGGCTGGCAGTATTCCAGCAAAGGAAAAGTATCCGGTATCAGCGGAAATGTCGATATGGATGTGTTCTACAAGGACTATAGAGGAACAACACAGAAAGGAGAAACTAAAATGGTAAAAATCAGTAACTGCGGACATGACGAAAACGGAAGGTATGCAGGTGGAAAAGCAGGAGATCAGACTGGTACAGAGTATCGAATCATGAACTGGTACAGCAGACCGTGGCTCTGTGTCCTGAGATTCAATGACGCCAAAATCGCAGCCATGATCGCAGATATGGCGACAAAAGCGGCGCAGAACAATCTTATTGGGTACGATCAGGGCACAGCAGGAAACAGCAATGACCGGTATTCGTTCTGGCAGCACTTAAAGGCAAGTAATTACGATCCAGCACAGATCACGGTAGCTTGCGAATCTGATTGCAGTGCGAGTACAGCAGCTATCGTCAAGGGGGCTGGGTATCGATTAAATAACGCAAAACTCAAAGCAGTCAGCATCTATCTGACGACACGAAACATGAGAGCCGCAATGAAAGCTGCCGGTGCGAAAGTACTGACGGATAGTAAGTATCTGACATCCGGTGACTATATAAAGGCAGGAGATATCCTCCTGAATGATAACCACCACGTGGCTATCGCTGTTACCACCGGTGCAAAAGTAAGTATGCCTTCAACCACGCTCACCGGTACCTTCCAGACAAGGCTTCCAATTCTGAGAAAGGGCAGTTCCGGTACAGCAGTGGCAATGCTTCAGGCGATGCTGGGTGTAGAAGTTGACGGACAGTTCGGGAATGATACGTGCAACTCCCTTAAAGTTTTCCAGAAAAATGTCGATGTAACTGCAAATGGAACTTGCGGCATTGATACCTGGAAGAGAGTGATTGAGCACATGAAGGCGAATACTAGGTGACAAATTAAGCCCCTTGGAGTTAATCCTCGGGGCTTTTTTTCTTTTAAACCAAATTTATGTTCTGATTGATTTTTTCTTCAGAATAAGTTATATTGTTAACAGTCGCACAGGGGTTGAACTTATGATGTAAAGTTTCCTGTGTGGCTACGCACAGTGAAGAGTGCAGATTGATTCTGCCGTGCATGAACGGAAGAGCTGTATGTCCCAATTCGGGGGCTGTTAGCAGCGGCACGAGCGGACAGTCAAAAAAAAGAGTTGGGCATAAAAACCCGACTCTCTTTTTTTTACGTCAAATTACGATGTTATGAACAGATATAGATTTACACGGTTAGTCACAAATTAGTCACAAATAAAGTCTCAAAACCCGCATAAACAAAGGATTCTTGAAGATTTTCATTAAAATTAGATTAAAGAAAATGTCTTTGCGAAATCCCTTGTAAAATGCGGAAAAGCCAGTAAAATCAAGACTTTACAGACTTTTGTTAGAGTAATTAAGACAGTTTAAAAAAGATGAAAATAGGAACGGTTAGTCACAGTTAGTCACAAATGGAACTTTTATTTTTTCAATCTCTGCCCGGAGTTCTTCCAGGGTTCTGTGACCGTACACAGCGTTCGTGACATCGTTTCCAAACGAATGTCCCAACATCCTCTTCC